AGAGCGCAAAAAGCTCGAAGAAATCCACGAGGATGTTCACCAGACGCGAACCCGAATCGAGGTGATTGACGAGCGCACTCGGAGCATGAACGCTCGCATGAACTCGATGGACCAAGAAATCAACAAAAACAGCGACGACATCAACGCACTGGAAGAAGATGTCGGGCGCAACAAGACAATTCTTGGTGGGTTCGTGACCGGCGTTACAGGGGTGTTCCTCTGGTCGATGGATAAGCTACGCGTAATTTAACACATGAACAAATCACTCAATCTGGACGCCGATTTGGAGTTCGCGGCTTCATCGGTTAATCCTGACGCGAAGTCACTCGATTTCGATTCTCAGGAGTTCCGCGACAACGTTGGAACCGGCTTCAACGACTTCGGCGTCCGTCAGAACAAAGACGACGACGGCAACATCCGGTCTGTTGACGTTGTGTTCGAGGCGATGGAACCCGGCCCGCCCAAGCGGCGTAACGGGGTTCGCATCACCGAGAGCTTCCTGCGTGAAATCGCGGATAAAGATTATTCGCAGGAACCACTTCACCTCAAAGACCATCGGTCGAAGGACACCTTCGCCGACATCGGTTCGGTGAGGCAAATCTGGTTCTCCGAACAGGCACAGAAACTGGCCCTGATGGTCAATGTGCCGAATACCGGCGGGCCAACACACGATGAGGTCATTTCCCGCTACACGTGGGAACCGCCCCAAATCAAGAACGGGTCGGTCGGCCTCGGAACGCAGTACAAGGCCGTGCGGAATGAAAACGGTGAACCTGAACTCGTTGATGGTAAGGTACGCGAGTTCAGCACCGTGAACTTCCCCGGCGGCTATGACTCCGGCGGTGTTGCTTCGGCGTTCGCTGAAGCGGCAGAGGAGGCCCTCATCGAGTTCGACGGACATGGGGATGGAGACATGGACCCAGACCCCGAAGAACTCGAACAGGTCTACGAGCAGTGGAACTCGCTGGTCAACATGAGCGACGAGCAGATGGAGTGGTGGGACGACCACCCCTGCGCTGACGCCGCTGTAGACCACGGCGAGGACGCGCGAGATGAAACCCTCATGCTCATCGGTCAGCCGATGGAGAGTTGGAGCCAGAAGAATCTGGACATCGCCAACCGCGCCATCGACTTCATGGTTAGCGAAACCGAGGGCGAGATGCCCGAAGATGCCGCCGATGGTGGTCCGGGTACGTGCCCGACCCGATGGGCGGTGAACCTCCTGAACCGGGGTCACAATCCCTTTGATGAAATGCCATCAGGGAACCCCCAGTTCGGGCGAATCGAGACCCGGAAGCTTGGGTTCGATGACGAGGCGCACGCGGATAATGCCTCAGAGAACTCGGTGACGGACAGCGACAAAGCGTTCTCAGGCGAAGTTGAGACGCTAACCTTCTAACACACACTACACACAATGGACTTCAATCAGGTCAACTACGATGGCGACCTCGAAGACCGCGAATTTGACGACCTCGTTGGTCTCGTTCGCAACTTCGAGAAGGCACAAGACGCGAACGTCGCCGAGTTCGAGGAAATGCGGGAAACGATGCGGGAAATGCTCGGCGACGACGCCGACTTCAGCGCGGTTTTCGGCGAGGTTCAGGACTTCGCCGATGCGAAGTCGGAACTCGTCGCCGAAATCACCGAGTTCGACTCGTTCGATGAATCGCCGGTCTCTGAGGCCTACCTTCAGGACGCGTCGTTCAACAAGGTGCGCGAGTACCACGTGTACTTCGCGGAGCAGGATGCCGATGCTGAGGCCGCCGACGCCGCCGACGAGGACGGCGAGGGCGAGTTCTCCAACATGGGCCGTCGCTCGCCGACTCACACCGACGAGGACGAAGATGAGGCGTTCGCCCGCAAGCATCTCAACGGGATGCCGGGCTTCACGCCGGAGTAACCACGGAGATAACAATACATGACTGACTTCAATCTCGGAACTGGCGCAGAAGGCCCTATCAACCGCACCGGCGCTCCTGACACTCAAATCGAGGGGATGGACACGCAGGCCACGCTCGTCGGCTTCAAAGACGACGGTTCGGGCAACTACCAACTGGTAGAGGCCGACGCAGGGGCAGAGGCAAACGGCGGCGGGGAGGTTCCCGTTGCTGGCGTGTTCTTCCAAGAGCAGGTCATCGACATGGAGGACATCCCTTCGGGGATGTTCCTTCAAGACCTCGAAGAACAGCTCGTCGCGGAGAACAAGACCATCAAGGGCGACCGAGGAACCTTCATTTTCGGTGGCGTGGAGATGGTCAACAACGACGACGACACCAGCTTCACGCCGGGTGAGCCGGTGTATCTCGATGTTGGCGGCGGCTTCACGCAGACGCCCCCATCAGTTGCGGGCGACATCGTGCAGGTCCTCGGTGTCTGCGTTCCTCCGAACGAGGATGCGGGCGTCGGCACCACGCAGGGAGACCGCGTTATCCTGAACGTGGACTGGGCCTACGACAACGCCTAATTCGGCAAACAATTAACTAACACGGAAACAATTCATACATGGCACCACAACCACGACACCGAGTCACTACGAAGGACGGCGTTGACCTTGAGGACCTTCTCGAAAAGTCGCGTCGTCTCATCGACATCTACAACGAAGCAGAGCGACCCTTCCGCGACCTGTTCGCGGAGATGGTGGACCAGCAGACCTTCTACGACAACCCGAAGGACGCCGATGTCTACTTCGAGGAACTGGCAGAAGGCGAGCATCCGCGCACTGTTGACCGCGAGGCGGTTGACAACCAAATCTTCATCCGCGACAAGAAGTACGGGCGTGCAGTCGGAATGTCGCAGGACTTCATCGAGAAGCACACCGAAGACCGCGTTCTCCGCAAGATTCGCACCATGCTCGAAGGTGCGGATAACACCATGCGGGAACTCATCATGTCTGCGCTGGAAGACGGCTACGCGCAGGGTCAGGAACTCTGGTACGACGTTCCCGACTACGGTGAGTACGAGTTCTCGCAGACTCACGACCACAAGTTCGAGGACACCGACGAACTGTTCGACAACGACGACGCCGATGACACGGCCTTCACGGCGCGTGAACACATCGAGAACGCCAAGGACCACCTCACCCACCACGGGTTCACTGGTCCCTTCATCGCCCTCGTTTCGAGCGGCTTCAAGCGCAAGGTTCGCAACGACCTGACGTGGAACGCGAACTACCACATCCCGATGGCGACCGGGATGCGCTCGGCGGCCCTCGAAGACCTCGACATCAACATCGACGGCGTGCGGCTCGTTGAGTCGCCGTGGATGACCGGAGACCAGTTCTGGGTCACGCAGGCGGAGAACGGCTCGCCGGTCAAAATCTACGAGGACAAGCCCCTCCACCTCCGGCGCGGCACCGAAGGCGGCGGTCCTGTCTACTCGCCCGGCGACCTCGTTGGAGCCAACGCCTTCGGGCGTTGGGGCGTCAAGAACGTGGACCCGCTCCGCGCAGTTCACGTGAACGCGACCCAAATCCAGCCCGAAAACTAAGGGAGCCTAACTGATGGCTTCCTCGGATGACATGCTCATTGCTGAAGCCCGCATCCAAACCGGCTACGTCAGCCAGCGTTCGCTGGATGATGAAGCCTTCGGGTCGGTTCTCAGCATTGCGAAGCGTCATATTCGGACCCGCAAAGTAATCGAGCAGGAGTGGGCCGAAGATGACTGGTACGACAATCAGTACCGAGAGGAAGCCCTGTTCTGGTATGCCTGCCTGTTCGCCAAGGTCGCAACCGGCGAGCTTGATGCGCAGGACCTACAGGTCGGTGCAGTCAACGCGAAGTCACTGCTGGCGAAGGACAACAACTCCGTCACCGAGTGGTATCGCAACGCCGAGAAGGCGCTCAAGAACGTCACGCCCGGCGAGAACACCGAAGCCGGCTACGGGTTCGGTATCCGTGGCGCAGTTCGTGAGGATAGGGTCTACGGTGAAGAATCCGATGAGGTCGGTGACGGAACCGACGTTGGCGGGGCGAACCTATGACCTACTTCACGCGTCGTGTGGTTGCGCAAATCGAACGACTCGGCCACGAAGCCGCGCTGTATAGCCGCGTTTCAGACGGCAAAAACGGCTTCAACAACACCGAGTGGGAGTTCGATGCCGACCCCGACGACACTGGCACCGACCAGACAGTTCTCTGCTTCCGAACGTATCCTAACCGCAACACCGAGATTCAGAAGAACTCTGGGGACCGCAACCGGGACTCTCCCGTGTTAATGTTCCCGCTTGACGACTACGCGAAGGTCAGCGACAGCGACCGCATCGGCTACCCGGAGCCTGACGACACTGAAACTGTCTACGAGCTTCAGGCCCCGACGCGGTATGAAACGCACGTCGAAATCTACGGCGAAGTCGTCAACAACTGATTCATCATGGCACAATACCGCTTCGACTACGAAATAGAGGGGGTATCCAAGACCATGACCGCCATCCGTCGCGGTATCCGCGAAGGGATGGAAGAATCCGCCGCAGACCTGATTGGTCGCGGTGAAGAAGCCGCGAAAGACAAAATCTACTCAAGTCGCCGCGTGTGGACCAAGGAGGTCTACAAGTACGGGTGGGGCGAGCGAGACGTTGACGTACTGTCCCCGACGCGGGTGACAGGACGCGTCACGAACTACTCCGAACACGCGTATGTAGTCGATGAAGGGTACAAGCCGCAGTGGGGCCAGCCCCCAGTGCAGAACATCATCGACTGGGTGGACGACAAAGTGCAGGGCGGATGGTCACTCTCTGGCGATGACAGCGGCGGGGGAGACCCACCGAAGACGCAACTGGACTCACAGCCGGTTGCACGTGAAGACGCTACGATCGAGGAGGTTATCACGGGAGCCGACGCGGGGATAGAGAAACCCGCGAACTCGAAGGACATTCGCATTGTGACCTACTCTACGGGCGACCGGGGTTTTTTCAAGCCGAATGAACTTTCATCTTCGGTTCCCGGCGTCGTGCAGAACGAG